TTGTAGGTGCAGATCCCCAGAAGATTTATAGTTTTGAGTAGCGATAAATCTACAAATGAGGCTAACATATCCTATATAATCCTTGACAATAGTTTTGTCAAGATATAAAACAATTAAATGCAAAATAAAAATAATAACCAGAAAGGTACAATGACTAAAATAAGAATGAATACAGAGTTAAGAAACAAACTCTTTAATAAAATAAAAAATGTCTTTGAGAACGAGGACACTCAAGAACGAGAAGCATATCTTCAAGCAAGGGAAAATGTTGATATGGAGTATGGCATGGCAAGTGCTTTGGCAAAACAAGTTGTTGAGAGATCATATCCTGTTGAAGATGTTGCAACTCTTAGAACTTTTAAAAAGAAGTATGGACAACCTTGTGATGTTGTTGCAAAAGATAAATGCTTTTACTTTGCTCATAGTGAGGACAAAGATGATGAGGGCGATTTCAAAGAAACTAAATCTCATTTTGATTTTGGTTTGTTTGGTAATCTAAATGGTAGTGAGTATGATAGTGAAGATGGTAAAAAGTTTGCAGTTGCATACTACCGAGAAGAACTAAAAGCAAAAGATTGCAACCCAGATATCTATGCTCAACAAAATGAAAACAAAGATAACCCACACAAAACAAAACATGTTGACGAGTGTATGAAAGCATTGGGATATTCTAATTATCGTAATGATGATAGTGATATTGGTATGGCAAAAGAATTTGATAGTCCATACTATCTTGATGTAATTGGAACTTCTTATTGCAGATCAAGAGCAATAGCTTGTACTAAAGATGAGTACCAAGAGTTTGAAAAATGGCGAATTGCAAAAGGTAATCTAGTATCTAAACATCAAACATGGATTGATACAATTCAAAAACAATGCGATCAATTAAAGATTGGATTGAAAGCATACAGATATCTTTCAGAGGGTATTGAACTTGCAACTGAACTTGGAATACAAGTTGATGAGGCAGAGTTAATTAGAACTAACTCAACAGGTTTGACTATCTATAATCCAAGCAATCTTGCAAGTATGATTAAAGGTATGAAGAATAAAAATCAATCAAGAGAAGCTAAGATATTGGCTAGAAAAAAATATGAAGAAAGTCTAAATTAAGTATTGACTATATGGGAGTATAATATATACTCCCATGTATAACTAGAAAGGTATAATATGATAAAAGACAAAACATTTAGAATAACATTCTACTCAAACAAAGATCAAAAGCACATAACAAGACGAGGCAAACATGACGACAAGTCAAGATTTTGGACTTCTAAACTTGGCGAGGCATTGTACACTTACTTTGACCTAGACCAAGAGGGATATAGAACTGCCAAGAAATCATGGACTGTGAGGTATTAATGACAAGCTTTGAATTTTATTGTTGCGTTGGTTTCTTTGGTTTAATTATGGGATTGGTGGTAGTAGCATGAGTAACAAACATTTTTGCCAAGGACCACATTGCCATGAACAAGTTACAACAGATAGGTTTTTAAAATCTAGAGGTGTGATTAGAGGTCGTTATGCATATGCTACAATGGACCAAGGACCTAATCAATATGGTTGGCAAGCGCCAGACTCAGATAAATATTTCTGTAGTCAATCATGCAAATTTAGTTGGTTATCTACTAACATGGAAAACATCGAACAAGGTCGACCGATAGAGTTTATCAGACACAGACGAGAGAGCCAAGGTTATGCCAAGGTTAAGAACGAGGACAGGTGGGGTGGACAATATCGAATTGAAAGAGTTGACAACAGAAGTGAACTAGACTAGGATAATCCTAGAAAGGATATATATGACAGAACAAGTACAAGTAAACACAACAGCAGAACAATTTAAATTAATCACAGATAAAAAGGATGAGCCGGATTACAAGGCTGTGTCTAAGTTTGTTGGTGGTATGGTTGAGGTTGTTCAGTTTCCTAATGGAGATTTATTATTACTCAATGAAGAGGGTAAGTTAATGAACTTACCATTAAACCCCGAGGCAACTGCATTGTGGAGATCACACTTTACAAAAGACAAGTATGCATTTGGCTATGATGACTTTGTTGTAGGGCCTGCAATGGTTATACAAAAAGACGCGCTCAATATTTGGGCGTAACCTTTCTTCCTGGTACCTCTTAATTGATAGAGGTACCAGGGTCCATCCTAATTTTAAAATTAATTAAATAATTGTTTTTTTTATTTACAAAAAGGGGTCCCAGACTATACCCTTTATGCCGGGTTTCTTACGTTTAAAGGCTTAGAATACTTTTTACTATTTTAAAAAAATAGTGTAAAAATTTTTTAGAAAATTTTTTTCAAATGATAGATAAAGATAAACTAAAGAACTTTAATAAATTACCTGCTGATGTTAGAAGACAATTCTCATTACTAGCTAATCAGTATGGTGAGAAGAAAAAAACTGCTGGTATACAAAATAATTTTATGGATTTTGTAAAGCATGTTTGGCCTGATTTTATTCAAGGTGATCATCATAAAAGAATTGCCGATAAGTTTGACAGACTAGCCAAAGGTGAAATAAAAAGATTAATTATTAATATGCCACCCAGACATACCAAGTCTGAATTTGGTTCTTATCTTTTGCCTGCCTGGATGGTAGGTCGTAATCCTAAATTAAAAATTATTCAATCAACTAACACAACTGAGTTATCTGTAAGGTTTGGTCGTAAAGCAAAAGCTTTGATGGACTCACCAGAATACAAACAAGTTTTTAAAACTAGACTTAACCCTGATTCTCAAGCTGCTGGTAAATGGGAAACTGAACAAGGTGGTGAGTATTATGCTGCTGGTGTTGGTTCTGCTATTACAGGACGGGGAGCTGATCTATTAATTATTGATGACCCACACACTGAACAAGATGCAATGAATAATCAAGCTCTTGAAAGAACTTATGAATGGTACACATCAGGACCTAGACAACGTCTTCAACCTGGTGGATCGATTGTTGTGATCATGACAAGATGGAATGAAAAAGATTTAACAGGTAGATTATTAAATGCTCAAAAAGGAGTTAAAGCTGATCAATGGGAAATTGTAGAATTCCCTGCAATACTTCCATCAGGTAAACCTGTTTGGCCAGAGTATTGGAACTTAAAAGATTTAGAATCTGTTAAAGCTAGTATACCTTTATCAAAATGGAATGCACAATATATGCAGAACCCCACATCAGAAGAAGGAGCTTTAATTAAACGTGAGTGGTGGAGAGATTGGGAAGATGAAGATATGCCGCCACTACAACATATTATTCAATCTTATGATACAGCTTTTATGAAAAAAGAAACTGCCGATTATTCTGCTATTACCACCTGGGGTGTGTTTACAGAAAACGAAGATGCACCACCAAGTTTAATATTACTTGATGCATTAAAAGGTAGATATGAGTTCCCGGAGCTAAGACGTATTGCTCTTGAACAATATGGTTACTGGAACCCTGAAACCGTAATCATTGAATCTAAGGCATCTGGTTTACCATTAACTTATGAGTTGCGTAAAATGGGGATACCTGTTATAAATTTTTCACCTAGTAAAGGCAACGATAAGCATACTAGAGTAAACGCAGTATCTCCGCTCTTTGAGTCGGGACTGATATGGGCGCCCAAAGAATTAGACTTCGCTCAGGAAGTCATTGAGGAATGTGCAGCTTTTCCTTACGGAGACCATGATGATCTAGTGGACTCTATGACTCAAGCTGTAATGAGATTTAGGCAGGGAGGTTTGATCAGACACCCTGAAGATTATGAGGAGGATAAAATGCCTCCGCAACAAAGGACGTATTATTAATTATGGGACCATATAAAACAGTAGCCGCAGCTTTCAATGCTCTTAAAAAAGGTTTCAAAAAACAAACTAAAAGAGATCCTAATCCAATCGAAGAAGAGATGATTATGGAAGAGGCTAAAACTAAAATTACATCACAAGGTGAAAACATATCAACTCTTGATACTGGTATCATGAGTCAGGCATCAGGAACCACAGGTAAGGGTATGTTTGATAACATATTTAATAAAATGCAAAATGAGATGAAAGGTTTGAAAGCAGTCGATGATGATCTACCACCACCAGGAAGCAGAGGTGGTAAGGATGATATTGCAGCGCCAGTTATGAATGTAGAGGATGCTCCACCAGGTTTTATAGATTTTGTAAGAAAAACAGATCCAGAGGGGGCAGCTAAATTACAAAAGGTAGAAGATGAAATTAAAGCTGCAATAGAAGCAGGAAATAAAAGAGCAGATAAAAAAAATATACCATTTGCAACTGAAGCTGAAATGTCTGAATTTACATTAAAAGATAATGCAAGAAAATTAAATAAGGCTAAAGGCATGATTGATAAGTTAGGTGCTAAAACTACAGAACAAAAACTTTTTGTAGCTGACTTAGTTGAAGACGCAGGTATGGGTATATTTGATACTGTTGATATGGGTGCTGTAGTTAGATCTAACATGTTTGATGATTTAATAGAGCAAGGTATTGATGAAGATGTATTAATGGATGTTATGTATTCAGGGACAAAGTCTGATGACTTTGGAATTACCATGGCAAAAATAAAATCAAATGCTCAAGACAAAGGCATTGATATAAATGAGACTGTAGATTTTTATGAAAGATCTTTTGAGGAAATATCTAGACCTAAAAAAGCTGACGGTGGCCTGTCTAACATACTAGGAGTTTAATTTGAAACTCAACGATTATAGACAAATGATGGCGTACATGAGACGTCCTGGTTTCCAGAATGGAACAATGGTACCTCCACCAAAACCTGAACAGAAAACACCTTTCATTGAAAAGATGCAGACATTAAAAAAAATGAAAGGTCTTTTAATGCCTAGAAGTAAAGTCTCTATTATAAAAATGTATATGGACGAAGCTTTAAGAGATGGAGAGATTACACAAGAACAACACACAGAAATGTTAATGCCTTACTTTGGTGAGTTAGGTGAAAACGTTACAAAACAAATTGAAGTATCTGATAGAGATAATTTTCAAGATGGAAGTGGGCCACTAGCAGGTTTAGATAGAATGACAAGAGGACCTAATAGGGGTGTTAAAAAAATAAAAATTGAAACAATTGAAGAAAACATAAAAAAAATTACATATTTAAATAAAGAAACTGGAGAAACAATAGATGTATACAAAACTTTAATTTCAGACGCTCCTAAAAAAATAGAGGGTAAACAAGTTGCCGGTATAGGAGGAGATTATAAAACTTTGTTATCAGAAGAGTTTGGTAGTTTAGAAGAAGCACGAAAAGCAAGAGATGATTTTAGAAAAAAACGTCCTAAAAATATTCCAGAAAAAGATCCTACCAAAGATTACGCAGCAAAAGAAAAAAGAAAAACAGCTGAAAGAGCAACTCAAGGAAGACTTATAACTTTTAAAGCTCCTAAAGGATATGTAGCGCATCATATGAAACCTTTAGCTGGTAGATTAGATATGACTGATAGAGACATTGCTATAGTCAGCGAAAGAATGAATGCTAAAATGTCTAAGTTTGATAAACCAATGAATGAGTTAGTGGATGAGTCTATGACTTTAGATTTTAATGATACTAAATCTATGAAAAGATTAGATGAAATTAATAAAGAATTAGCAGGTTATGTTAAACAAGCAGAAAAAGAATTACCAAAAAAATACAAAGGGCTTTTAGGTTTTAATAAACTTACACCTGTTCTAGATACTTTTGATGATAAAGGTCAACAAGTTTTTAGTATAGAAGAAGTTGGAACAGACTATAAAAAATCTATTGGTGGAAAGAAAAAAGGAACTCCACTAAGAGATATAAGACTTACAGATATACAAAAACAAGTATCAGAAGCTCCAAAATTAAAAGCAAAAATACCTGGCCTAACAGATTTATTTGAAGCGGCTAAAAGTATTCCTGAGGATTTAAAACGAGCAAAATATTTAAGTGCGGGTTTAAAAACTTTAGGTGTGGCTGCAACACCATTAGTTGCTTATGATACTTACAAAGCATTTAAAGAAGGTAAACCAATTGCAGAAGCTTTAGAGCAAGGTTTTATTGGAACTGATATAATTGGTTCTACAAAAGATTTAATGGCGTTATCTCCTGAAGGAAAAAAAGCAAGATCAGTTGTTAAACAAGGAGAAATGAGAGAACAAATTACTGATGACTTTACTAGTTTAGATACAGACTTTGATACACCAAATGTAAAATCAGAAATGTCTAGAGCAGAAGCAGAAAGAAAATGGGAAAATGAAAAAGTAGCTATTAATAAAAAAAGAGCAGCTGAAGAAAAAGCTCTAGCAAACGCAAGAGCTATTAGTATTGAAGGATTAAAAAATTTAATAACAGGCGAAAGATTTTCTGGTCAACAAATACCTGAACAGTTTTTAGCAGTGGGTGGTAGAGTTGGTTATGCTGATGGACCTGATGATCCATCAAAAAGAAAATTTATAAAACTAGGAGCAGGACTTATGTCACTTCCTATAATTGGAAAGTATTTTAAATTTGGTGCACCGGTTGCAGAAAAAACAGTTGAAGTAATTAAAAGAGGCGCTGATGGTGTTCCTGACTTTATAATGGACCTTATTGCTAAAGTTAAATTAAAAGCTGAATCAACAGGAATGAAATATTTTACAGGTAATAGATCAGATGAATTTGCAGATGTTTATCAAGCAGATGGTTATATGGTTACACAGCAAGGTAATAAAACAACAATTCAAAAAAGAAAAGAAACAGGTGAGATGATAGAAAAAGATATGGAAATGGAAATAGAAATGGATCCTGAAAATAACGCTATAACTTATAAAGAGGCAAGTGCAACACCTGATGCTGAAGGCAAGCTTAAAAATGTGGAAGAATACATTGAAGATATTGATCTAGAAGACATGAAAAAATATACCTATGATAAATAAATACCCTAAGACCTGGCTCCTGCCGCCTGAATCCGGACCCACGCCTCAGGGGTTGAATATTAATTATAATACTGTTAGAACAGTGAAACTGGAGAAAATAAAAAATGGCAGACAAAATAGACAAGTCTCTGACTCAAAGTCCAAGAGGCTCAGTAGAACTTCCTAGTGAAGAAGATATACAAGAAACAGTAGTTGAAGCTCAAGAAGAAATTAGTGAAGCTCCAGGTCCTGTCGAAGTTAATGAACAAGAAGATGGATCAGTTGAAATAGACTTTGATCCAAACGCTGCATCACCAGAAGGTGGTGACGAGCATTATGCAAACTTAGCAGAATTTTTACCAGACAATGTTTTAGATGAGATAGGTTCAGACCTTTCTCAAAAATATCAAGATTACCAAATGGGTAGAAAAGAATGGGAACGTTCTTACACTCAAGGTTTAGATCTTTTAGGTTTTAAATATGATATGAGAA